CTAAAATATCCGCAACTTCATCAGAATCTTTACCTAGAGCATCTTTAAGAATTTTAAACAAATAAGTATCTTTACCACCGGCTTCTCTTTCACGTAAACGCTTTTTAATTTCTGGTCCGGCTGCAGCATAATCCGCACCCAAATCTAGCTCATTTAATAGAACTTTTTGTCTATACGCTTCAAATAGTAAATTAGTATCTTTGTTCATCTTGAATTATTTATTATTTGTAGTAATATATTCTGAGGAGGTTAACGAGTATTTGTGCTATTTTTGGATCCAAAAGCTTTAAAACATATAAAAAACTGTATAACAAGGGAAAGCTAAGAGGAGACTTTGCATACGGGGCACTTTATATGTGTCAAAGAAAAGAGGGTAAATTTGTTGTTACTGCTAAAGCTGACGGTGTTGTTAGTTTTCATAAAAATGACAAGGTACTCTACGACGATATTGTATTACCGTTTTCAGATATGGAGCTGTATTTAGGTCATACGCAGGCACCGACTAGCTCAAAACGCGATTTTGACACTGAAACTTCTCATCCTTTTAAATGTGGATACTGGTTTGTAGCTCATAATGGTGTATTAACAAATTACGAGCAGCTAACGAAAAAAATTAAAGACCGTAAAAAATATAACGAGGTTGATAGTTCTATTATCCCCGCGCTGTTGGATCTGTATTCGCAGAAAAGTGAAAATGAAGTTGATATAATCAGTAAAACTCTTAGCCTGCTTGAAGGCACATTTGGGGTATGGATTTACAGCGTCGCATCAGGCAATGCATATATTGCAAGATCGGGTAGCACCATCTATGCAAATTTATTAACTAATGATTTTTCATCTCTACCTGAAAAAGGCTTCGTAGAGCTTGAGCAGGGGATAATTTATCTTATGACAGATGAAGGTCTAACAACCGTTGGGAGTTTTACACCTAATTCTCCATTTTTCATAATATGAGAGAGAAAACAATAGCTTTAGTGTGCTGTACAGCAAAGTCAAGCGCAAAAGACACTTTACTGTATCAAAGCATTGCAGAACAGAGTGTTGACGATGTATACGCGGTTTTTGATTATTGTCACTATTATGAATCAAACAAAGAGGGTCTTAGTAAACGGTATAACGAATTTTTAGAAACACATATTGACGATTATGACATGATAGTATTTGTGCACGACGATGTCTATTTAGATGACGGGCGAGTAAGACAAAAATTAGCTATAGCGCATGAGCAGTTTGATATTGTCGGGGTAGCAGGTGGGGTAGCGCCTGTTATAAGAGAGCCAGCCTTATGGCACATAATGTGCGGTGGCTTTGGACCAAATTTGAGAGGATTTGCTGGACACTATGTAAGTGATAAAACAGTAAGTGTTACAAATTTTGGACCTACACCGGCTAGAGTTGCAATTGCCGACGGTGTATTTTTATCTGTAAAGACAGAAGCTATTAAGCGTACAAATTGGCTATTTAACGAAAATTTTACATTTCACCACTACGATATAGCTAGCTGTTTAGATGCAAATAAAAAAAAGCTCAAAATAGGAGTCTGGCCTATTTTGCTATTTCATATGTCACCCGGTCTTAGATCACTAGACGATGTTACTTTCTTAGAAAACCAAGCTAAATTCATCAATGAATATAGAAATTATTGAATTCTGTAAAAACCTCGTTATAATCACACTGCATGTCGAAAATAGATCTTAAACATTTTGAGACCGTAATCATTTATAAATCGCTAACCGACCCCATCTACCTCGCTTCGATAATTAATTTTGTAAAGCCTATCTATTTTAAAGATAAGGATATCAAATCAATTTTTACCATAGTAAAGCAGTTTTACGAGAGCAGAGGTGTAGTACCGACTGCTACAGAAATTAAAACGTATCTGACAACAGATGAACTAAAAGCATCTTTTAAGACTGTTGTCACAAATTTACAAAACGTAGATAAAAATCTTGATAAGGAAGAGCTTTATTCTAATACAGAACAGTTTTTAAAAGAAAACGCAGTGTACCACACCATGATGGGTGTAACAGATGAAATCGTCAAAGGGTCAGTTGATACTGCAAAAATTTTACAAGAATTTGACAAGGCATGTAATATTTCTCTTACTACAGATAAGGGTTTAGATTTATTTGAAAATATTGACAAACTAGTAGAAAATTTAAATACAACGGTAAAACATATCCCATCTAAATGGAATTGGCTTGACGAAAAATTAGATGGAGGTTTTTTAGAATCAGGTAGAGCGTTGTATATTTTTACAGGAGAGACAAATATAGGAAAAAGTATATTTTTGGGAAATTTAGCAGTTAATATTGCAAATCAGGGTAAGAGTGTTCTACTTGTTACTCTTGAAATGCCGGAGTTAATTTACGCGCAGAGATTGAGTTCAAGTATAACAAAAATACCTCTCGGTAAGCTCAAATCAGAGATATCAACGCTACAGAATCAGCTGACAGAGCATGCAAATTCAAACACAAACGCTAAAATTGTGATAAAAGAGTTTCCACCTTCAACTATTACACCACTCTATTTGAAATCATTCATTCAAGAGTTACAGCGTATGGGGTATAAGTTTGATGCGATTGTAGTTGACTATGTAAATCTACTAAGCTCACCAATAGGAACAAACAGCTACGAACGAATTAAGTACGCAACGGAACAGCTTCGCGCGATGAGCTACACATTTAACTGCCCTATTATTTCCGCTACTCAGCTAAACAGATCAGGATATGCAGTTTCAAACCCAACACTCAATATGTTGTCGGAAAGCATGGGATTAGGAATGACAGCTGATGCAATTTTTAGCATATGGCAAGAAGATACAGACCGTGAGTTAGGGAAGATAAGAATGGGGGCGATGAAGAATAGGTTTGGAGCTAATAGCGGTAGCTGTATTATGAGAATCGACTACTCTACCCTTACTATTTATGAGGATGAACATGTGAATGATACTGAGGCCAGCTCATCATCTGCCGGGTTATTGGCAGCGCTATCTCAGTGATCCATGGACTTTTGCCACATAGCTGATAATTATATATTATCAGCCAATGAGTTCGAATTATAATGATTCATTAGTAGAGCAAGAGCTTAACCATTTGTTCTTATCCTTCTGTTCGTTTGTCACTCTAATGCACACGAAGAAGTTAAATCTTGCAAATATTTTTTTACTTCTTTTACAAAATGCGGAGTTGCGTACGTTCTTTAAAAGCTATTGTGATATTTCAAGTGACTATGCAGTGGTTACTACTTTTTTAAAATTCGACCCTGGTTTATATAAAAGTAAATATGTAATGAAGTTCTTGAATAATTCAAAAAATCGCATTATAATATAAAGATGTCAGATATTTTAGAACTGTCGAAGTTTGAAGAACAAATTTACAATATACATTTAAGATCTGCAAGAACCCGTAAAAGTCTTCCGTATAAGTTTCGCAAAGATTTTAGCTCGTTAGACGACAAAACAAGATCGACACTTAAAAAAATCGCTAATTTTCTCAGGCGACACAGCCATATCAACTTGGAAGAGTTTATCTCTGCTCCTTATAAAATTTATAAGGATGAAGAGTTTTTTAATTTAGAATACTACGCCACCTTAAAAGCGGTTAAAGCGTACACTTTGTATCATAACAGTATGCTATACGAAAACCCTGATAATGAGGAGCAGCTGCAAAATATTGTCAAGTCCTTAAAATATATACAAGAATTCTGTAAGGCAAATAATATCGCTCTAACAGATTATCTAAAACATATGAGTGATAAACTACCGTCGTTTTTTATTCACTTAAAAGAACACCATGTTAGTCTATACACACTTCTTGGATTCAATAATTTTGCAAAAGAATTCAGATCTATTGATATAGAGACGGCAAAATTTATACTCGGGGAAGAATTCATAAACAGAATAGAAGTCTGCAAAACTAAATTGTTTTCTTCAGAAAAGGCCATGAAGGTCATTACTCTAGGTCTGCAAAGAGTTGAAGAGCATTTAAAATAAAAATGTTGATTTCCTTAGTGGCACTATTTAATATAAAGATTAATTAATTATGAATACAACAGCGTTCAGCTCTAATATGTTCGAAAGTATCAAATCAGCTCTTACTAAACAAAACGAACCTACTTCGTCGAAGTATAAGGACTTCCTTAAGACCGAGCCAGGAAACACATACATTGTACGTCTTTTACCAAATATTAAAGATCCTTCTAAAACGTTTTTTCATTCCTATAACTATGGGTGGAATAGTTTTGCTAATGGACAGTTTGTTTCTGTTGTAAGCCCTGCTACTTGGGATCAACGTGATCCTATTGCGGAAGAGCGCTATCGCATTTTGCGAGTTGGTTCTGAAGAAGAGAAGAAAAAAGCTATAGCTCTTACTCGTCGAGAAAATTGGATGGTTAACGTTTATGTAGTTAACGACCCTGTAAATCCAGACAATAACGGTAAGATTAAAGTACTTCGCTTTGGACGTCAATTGCATAAAATTATTATGGACGCTATTAGCGGTGAAGAGTCCGAAGACTTTGGTCCTCGTATTTTCGATCTCTCACCAAAAGGGTGCAATTTCCGCATTAAGGTAGAAAGACAGGGTGATTACCCAACTTACGTTTCTTCGAAGTTTGCCTCACCACGGGAAATTGAAGGCCTTGACGAAAGTGAATATAAGAAAATTTATGAAAGCATTTACGAGCTTGAATCATATGTTACTTCACGTGGCTATGATGAAATTAAAGAGCTTCTCAATGTACACTACCACTGTAAGGCTGATGAGCCTGAAGCAGTAGAAGATGCAGCTCCCGCTCCTAAACCTGTAGTAGAATCTAAGCCATCGGAGCCTGCTAAGCCTGTCGAAAAACCTGTAACTGAGCTTGTCGATGACTCTATTGAAAGCTTACTTAAAGGGTTAGAAGGATGAGCGAAACATTTCGCAATTTAGATCCACGCGAACTGCAACATACTCTTCTCCAATTCATGGGGGAGAATATGGGTGAGTTAAAGCAATTAGAATCAAATCTAATTGCAAAAAATCAAACGCTCCAGGGAATGACCCTACAACCTGAAGCGGTCCTGAGATCAATTCCGCAGCCGCAGCCACAACCCGTTATACAGCCACAACCTGTGGTAGTACAGCAACCTGTGATAGTACAGCAACCGGCGGCCGTAACAGAGGTCTGTCAGCCAATTCAACAAATAGAAGAGGTCGACGACACAAGCCAAATGGTATTTGAGTTTGTAGAAGAGCTTAAAAAAACACCGTCTATTACGGAAAAAATTTTATTTACCGCAAATAAAGTTGATGTAATCGAATCTCTGCTAATCAAAATAGACCATAAGTTAGGTATGTTGCTTGAGAAAAGTGATACCCTTAAAAAAAAGAAGCGGGAAGTGGCTTGAAACAAGCTCTAAAGAGGTTATTATACTGGTATGAAGTTAACAATAACAAATAAGGACCAGTTTTTAAACGAGTTCCTTACCCCGATCAGTAAAGTAGGGGACAGTGCGGTAATAAAGGTAGAAAACAGTACAATTAAAGCTTTGTTAGCCACAAGCGACAATACCGTAATTGTAAGTGCAGAATATAACGAGCCTGCTAACAAAAGTACAAAGCAGTTAAATATACCCGATGTAAAAAAATTGTGTAGAATTTTACAGTGTATCGACGCACAGTCTATTGAACTTGATCTAGCAGAGAACAATATTAGCTATACATCGCAAGCTATTAGATTTAAATACCATCTTTACGATGATAGTATAATATCTGTACCTAAACTTAATTTAGCTAAACTAGAACAACTTGACTTTAACGGTCAATTTACAATATCCCAATCTACAGTCCTTGCCCTAATTAAGGGCAGCTCTATCGCTACAGATACCGATAAAATCTATATATCCTTTAAGAATGATGATACAGTTTACGGTGAATTAACAGATAAGGCGCGTGCAAATGTTGACTCATACGGACTTCAAATAGCAAGTGATTACGTAGGAGTGCCAGTAGCAAATAGCATACCGTTGAACTTTGAAATATTTAGAATAATTTCTTCTATGAAATTTAATCAAATTCATAGTAAGATCGCAACAGCGACAGGTGTATTTGTTTTTAGTATGAAGACAGATAATACCCAACTAAAATTTGTTGTTTCCGCACTAGCTAATTAATTTATGGGTACATTAAGTAAAAACAAATTAAAAACACCAAGCTACTTTGTAAAACGGTTACGCGACAACGGCTTTATAGTTATTAAACTATTTGCAGTTTATGGAAAAGGTGATCCACGTAGATGGACTGTTATGGTTAACCCTTCAGAGCGTTCTGTTATGATAACGTGCTATAATAACAAAAATGAATACGGCGATGTTAGCTTTGAAGTAAATGATGGCGGAGTTAACATACCAAAAAATATGTTCATTAATACAAATAGTATTGAGGTAATTATAGACTATTTAATTTCACATGGTGTCAGTAATCACAATCACTATCACGGTCGTAACCGCTATGTGGTCAAACGATTAAATAATTATGATGAAGGACAAGGACACCTCGAAGAACAACAATAAGCCGAGCTCACCAAAAAATCTTGACAAAGATACAAAAGAGCTTCTGCGTGGTGCCCTTGCAGCTTTTTTAAAAGAACAAGCTACCGAAAAAAACGAATCTCGACAAAATACAGAAGCACTTATTGGGGTTGTTGAAGAATTTTTAAACAGCTTTATCATACTTGGATACACCTTCGACGGCACCCCTGTCCAATATATTTGTGCTCACAACCAACAACAAGCCGACTCACTTGCTACCCTTGTAAATAAATTTTTTCAGTACATAATGTTACGGAACAATGGGCCTGATAGCGAAGATTAAGAAATTGGTGATACCTAAACACCCTCATAAGCGCCGCGTTTATGCGGTTGTAGGGGGAAAGTATTTAGGTGAAATATTAATTTATATTTCCACATCTGCCGACAGTTATAACTTTTTAATTGTGCCCCATATGAAAAATAGATCCATACCTGTAGAAAAATTTCAGTTTGCATTAACGGAGCGCATTGTAGATGTTATTGATAAACTACCAAGATACGTTTATAACGTCTGTAAACTTCAGTATATAAAGAACGTAGAAGATAATAATATAGCTGAATAAATAGACATATGGATCTTATTCAACCAAAAGTTATAGTATCACCTATTAGCGGACAACCTGTCAAACCTGTATTACGCACTTATGTACGCGAGGGTAAAGAAATTGTCGAAGCGGAGTACTATGACCCCGCGTCAGGGGCATTTATCCGCAAGGGTATTGTTTCTATTAAAGACGTCTCCAAAAACTAATTTCTTGTAATCTTTATATAACAAGTTATACTAGTGGTGTGATATTACCGCAGGACTATGTAGTTCAAAAATTTTATCAATATGCAGGGTTTCCAAAGTATAAAAAATTAACTCGCGTATATGAAGCTAGTTGCCCTATTTGTAGGGAAGGTAAGTCGTGGGGTAAAAAAAAGCGTTGTTATTTCTTAACTGAAGACAATATCATATGCTGTCATAACTGCGGGTGGTTTGGTTCGCCTCTCAATTGGATTAAACAGGTTACGGGACTATCTGTTAATGAGATTTACAAAGAGATTCAAAACTACGACATCTTGCCCGTCGATGTTTTAAAAGAAGAAATTAAACCTGTAAGAATACCCGAACAACAAACCTTACCGTTAGATAGTATTAATTTATTTGACGATAGCCAGGTTGAGTTTTATAAGGATAATAAAGTTGTCAGAGATGCTTTGGAGTTAATAAAGAGTAGAAGGCTTTCGACAGCTATTAATAGACCTGATACTCTATGGTTGTCGCTTACTGATAAGGTACATAAAAATAGAATTATAATACCATTTTATGATATTAATAAAAATATTATATTCTACCAATCAAGAGCAATTTATAATAAAGATACCAAGCTACGACCCAAATACTTGGGCAAAATAAACGGAGAAAGATCACTTTATAACTTACATAAAATATCACCTGACCTCGACTACATTTTTATATTTGAAGGGCCTATTGACTCATTTTTTGTTAAAAACGGGACAGCTGTTGCTGGTATTCAAGAACAGAGCAGTAAATCATTTTCACACTTACAGGAGACGCAAGTGTCGTCTTTTCGTATGTATACAAAAATATGGGTACTAGATAGTCAATGGACAGACCGAGCGAGCAGAATAAAAACAGAAAAGTTGTTAGAAAGCGGTGAAAGGGTTTTTATATGGCCTGAAGAGATAGGCACAAAGTTTAAGGATATAAATGAGCTGTGTATTACTGCAAAGCGAGATAGTTTAGATCCTGATCTTTTTATAAAACATAGCTACACTGATATAAAAGGAAAGCTTATGCTTAGCACAATTAATCGTTAGAGGAGATCATATAGCCCTTAAACGACTCGCTTAAAGAGCTTAATTCCGCGGCCAGTCTTGCGATTTTTTTCTTCTCACTACGAGCAATATCTTCAAACATTGTATCGCATGGAGCCATATGTAATTGTGTCTGTATAGAGCCCTCTGTTGTACCGTTTAAAAATTCAATAAAATCATCAATTTGGCCAATCCACTCGTTTAATTGCTTTATTTGAGCTACTTTGTTATGATCGACCTGCTGTGCACGTGCTATTTGGGCAGGTGCATCGAAATCTGATGGTGTTGCTGTATCTAATTGTTGAGCCATGGCTTCTCTATCATTGGCCGGAGCTGGCTGTGGATCTTCTTGATCAGCTTCTAATACTATGGAAAACCTTTTACTAAACAAATTCATGTAATTATTTATACCTTGAAATTAAATATTTTGATGAAATCACCTATCTTATTTGAAGATGCTACAATGTACTATAATAAATGGGTTCAAGGGATAGCTAGTGGAGATTTAGCGTCACAAAAAATAGGTTTAAAAGAGCTTATAGATAAGAATGATGAACACATGGATCAAAGTCCAAACACTGTTAAAGCTGAGCCGGTTATGCCGTACCCTATACCAAACGCCGTTTCTGTGTTAGGTGAGCTTATAACCGCTACATCCAATTCTTTAGCGCTATTCCGTCAATCATTAAAACAACCTGCTATGGAGAATAAAAAAGCTGCAAGAGCAGAGATCGTTTTAATAATAACAGCGCTTAAAGCTTCAATGAATATATTAAACAGGTTAATTATACAGCTTCAAAAAAGAAGCATAAAATAGTTGATTTGTCAATAGATTGAGCTTAAAATTGTTTAAGTGAACTTACTAATTAAACAGTTACTCCTCTTAATTTCTATTACTGTATGTTTAACTTGGGTTTTTACAATATATAGTGTACCTGTTGTAGTTGGTGTTATTCTAAGTCTTATTATACAGTACAGTATATATAATGGGTTTGTCTATATTATAGACGCATATACTGCTTTAAAATCTAAACAGTTAGAAGTTAAACGACTAGAAAGTATAGCCAATCAAGGAACAGAGATAACATGCCCTTGTGTACATAAATCAAAGGAATTCGTTTCTATTAGGTTCAATAAACCTAATTACTATAAATGTCAACAATGTCGTAAAATGCTGGTTGCGTTTGCAGACGTGGAAACGGCGATCGTCACAGAACCAATTGCCGACACTAATCACAAGATGATTGATGAGATGCTAAATAATAAGCTAAATGAACTTACCTGAAAGCATTCAAAAAATAACTGAGGAGCGACCTGCAGACGTTTTTATACTAAACAAAACCTCTGCGCAGCATAATATTGATCAACTCATCTTTTTAATAAAGAGTCAGATTGGTTCAACAGAATCGAGATATTTTGAAGTAGGCAAAGCTTTTTACAAGGTCGCTAATACAGAAAAAACGTTTATACGAAACTTAATTCAACTCTATACGGAGACGGTTGTAACAAAGCTAAGAGATGCAGATATTGAAGCAGATTTAAAAAAAGCAGCGATTAATAATTTCGAAAAAACATGTAACTCACTTCTTAGTATTATTGATACCCAAAGAGAGTTTTTAAATGCTGTTAATAAAGATAAAAATTTAATTGACACAATTGAAATTTCCTACATAATGTTAGGGTATGCAATCGAAACAATTAAAAAAATACACAGTTCAAAAACACAATAG